GTTTTACCTTCTCTTCCAGCACCGCCACCCGCAGGTCGAGCTTTGCCAAAACAATGATCAGCGTGATGATTGCCAGCAGTATGGGCCATGCTTTCGACAGGATGTCAAAGAAATCCACATCACAACCCTAATACTTTCTTCACAAACTCACCAGCAACACCTGGCCCGAACAGCACCGCTGCAATCACAACGTACAGCAGGTACTCAATCTTTGTCATGCGCTTTGACCCATTGGCAAAGCTCTTCTGAATGCCCTCGTACCTTTCGGCGCAGATGGCTTCGTGGACAGACAGCTTGGCCTCCGTCTCGCTGATCATTTTCTCAGTCATGGTGCGTCAGGCCAAGTGATTGTCCACGGGAACCCAGCCTGTGTTGGGATGTCCCTTAATGCTTGGCGGTAGACTTCCCACGCACCGGGGATGTTAGCGTTCAACTCCAAGTTCTTGATGACGATCCAATCGGTTTCCTTCAGCTTGTCATCCCGGCTGGTGCGTACTGACTTGGCCTGCTCTGCGTCCTTGCTGGCCTTGTAAGCTGCCTCTTGCTCGGCAGCAGTAGTAGTTACACCATCTACAACTTGGTCTAAGAAGACAGGGCCGAGGATGTACTTGGTGTACCACTTGCCATCAATCTGCTCGACGCCAGCCGCTTGGCTGTACTGGTAAACCGTCCCGCCAGAGGCTTGTGGGCCTTCAAAAACTACATCAGCACCCAAAGCAGTTAAGACCTCAGTTGTCGTTGTGTCCCATGTTGGGCCACCATTGGCTTTTTGGTATGCACGAAACTCTGCCTCGTACATTACCGCGCCTGTTTGTGTTCGTATCTGCATGAATTACTCCTATCAGGCTATAGCCAAAAAGATAAAACTACCCGCACTTGCGTTGATAGCTGCTGGGGCTGTGCTGCTGATCTCAAAACCTGCGCTGTAGGTGTCCACATAGTCTGTACTCGTGACTTCAGCCGCTGTGCTGTTCAAGAGCAAGTAAGGGTCGTTGCCAGCAACAATTCCACGGGCTGAGTCCCAGAAATACCAGTCACCTGTATCGTCAGTGCGCTTAATCAGGACAAACCTCGCACCACCTGTGAAGCCGCAATTGATCTGAAGCGTTGTGCCTGTGCCTGTGTAGCTGCCGACTTTGGAGACTCCAGCGGCTGTGGAGAAAAGGTAAGTTACAAAAGTTCCAGTATTCTGATTAACATCGTCATTCGTTCCAACTGTAAACACTGTTGAAGTCGGAGCCGTGTCATTCCACATTGTGTCTAGATCAGCGGTTGCGGCAGTAGTGTTCAGAATCAGGTAATCGGTTGGATCATTGTTGGCGTAGACTATCCAGTTATCTGCTGCACTGCGCTTTTTGCGTATCATTAACTCAGGTACAACGCCCAAGTTGTGCGTGATTGTATGTGCAGAACCTGTGCCTGTATCGCAAACCTCATCAAAGAAGCCGGGGGCGCGGCGGAACATCCAAGCGGATTGGTTGAGATTTGCAGAAATAGTTCCTGTGTCAAACCCAAGATTAGACGCAAGTAGGAAGGTTCCACCCGTCCCCTCTTCAGTTGTTAAGTTTGTGAAAAGGTTTGGCACACCTCTTAATCTATCATAAACAGCAGTATCGTGCCCTGCAAAGGCTCTGTTGCAAGTAAATACAAAATCAACAGGGAACCCTGAATAATACTTTACGCCCGCCGCTGTTGCCTCTGCTGTTCCTCTAGTCCCGCTATTATAAACACTCGTCCCCAACGTAGGCACTTTCATCGGGCCACGGCGTATTGCTATGTAGATGTAGGGTGCTGATGCTTGAAGTTGGTTTGAGGATTTAAACCCTGTGCTTGTTGGCTCCAAATAAGAATCAAGACTTTCTGCATAACTATAGTTTGCATATAACAAGTTGCTATTATTAGTGTTATTGCTTGTAAATCCTCGCATCGTATCGTTTATTGCCCAAGGTACGGCTATTGTTGATGATTTTGATAGTATCCACTGAGGTTCGTACCCAAGGTTAACATTGCAACCACCACTAGCATCAGAAGTAAAAATTCCACACGAAATCACATTGTCCGTACCCGTCAGGCCAAAGCCGCCTGCGTCATGGGCAAAGATGTAGGCGACAAAAGAATCACCGTTGCCATTTACATCACCAGCAGTTCCTAATGAAAATACAGATGATGTGGCTGCTGTGTTGTTCCAAAATGTTGTAGAAGTTTCTATAGTAGCGGTTGAATTTAACTTGAGTGCCTGATTAGTCGCTAAAGACCTATGGTAAACGTACCAATTTGAGACAGCGGAGGTATCTTTAATAATAATACAACCCGGAACAGACCCAAGATTGTGGGCAATCGTGCGGTTTGCCCCATTCCCCGTATACGTCACAACATCAAAGAACTTTGGCTGCTCTCGGAATGTCCATGAGACGTAAGGAATTGTGTTTTCATTTGCAAAATAGGCGGTATTGCCAACACTAAAACCAGATGTTGTAAACCCAGTTACTAAATTAGCATTTGTTGCTTCTGCGCTAGTTGCGTCTGAAGAAAGCCATTTACTTGTACCACGTGCAGAATCAACAAGTGCGTGTGATGTTGCACCCCCAGAGGTATTTGTTCTTGCTTTAATCCAAACTAACCCACCCTCGGTAGACAGGTCAATGTTATTAGTAATGGTCTGTGTAGAACCATTACCCGTATACAAAAATGTGCTGAACACGTCCTCAATGTAGTTAACAGCAGCCGCAGCCGCAGCTTGTGCAAACTCACCAAAACCTTGGGCCGATGCCGCACCCCTTGTTTGTACTAGTGGCATGGTTGTCCTTTAAGCAAACTTGGTCTGTGAAGTGAACACAGTAAATGCCGCATTGCCTGTCTTGATGATGGTGTACATATACACGTCAACCGAACTTGCATTGCCAGCCGCATACGCTGTACCGCCCTGATACTTAGGCGTCACTGTTGAACCGTCTACCTGCACCACAGAGTTGTAGTAAGCAGTCGAGCCTTGCGTGACAAGGAAAGCCGCAGTCACAGACTGTCCCGTGGACATAGCAGTGTTCAGTGATGTGCCTGATGAGGCTCTGAAGTTAACTGTCCAGTTGGCTGATGCGTTACTGGTGTAGTAAATAACAGATTGGGTAGTTACATCGTAGTTGATCGTGCCAGTGGCTGCTGTGGCTGATACTGTTGCCACCTCTGCCGCATTGCTCAGAACTTCTGCCAGCACTGAAGATGAGCCTGCAAAAGTCTTTGTGCTTGTGAAGGTTTGCGCTGTAGACAGACTTGCCACATCAGACAGGGTGTTGCTACCAAATGCAATGGTCTTGTTGGTGAGTGTCTCTGTGCCTGTTGGGGTTACATAGTCAGTGCCAGCAGTTGCAGCAGAGATTGCCGTGCCATTGCCTTTCAGAACACCTGAGATGGATGTGGTGAGCGTGATTGCAGGTGTTGTGGTTGCGGTTGCAACTGTGCCAGCAAAGCCGTTGGCAGACACAACACTTGCGCTTGTTACTGTACCGCCAGCGGCTGGAGTAGTTGACTGCCAGGTTGTGCCGTTGCTCGTCAGCACATTACCGCTGGTGCTAGGTGCTACAAAGGTCGGTGCTGATGTTCCGTTGCCTAAGATGACGTTGTTGGCGGTGAGGGTCGTCAGGCTTGTACCGCCGTTGGCTACGGGGAGCGCCGTGCCAGAGTAGGTCATCGCCAATGTACCGCTTGTGGTGATTGGAGAACCTGCAATGCTGAAGATGCTTGGCACAGTAGCGGCAACGCTGGTAACAGTTCCTGATCCGCTTGCCGTTGAATTGACAGTTTGATTAGGCCAGGTGCCAGATACCGTGACGTTTGTACCTGCCACTATTGAAGGAGTCGCTGTACCAGAGCCGCCGTTTGCCACTGGCAATACGCCAGTGACGCCTGTGGTCAAAGGCAAGCCCGTTGCGTTTGTCAATGTGCCGCTGGAGGGTGTGCCTAATGCGCCGCTAGGTGCTAGATAGTCTGTGCCTGCGGTTGCTGCGCTAATTGCTGTGCCGTTGCCTTTTAAGACGCCTGTTATGCTGGTTGACAAAGTGATTGCAGGCGTTGATGTAGCTGTGGCAACAGTGCCAGCCAATCCATTGGCAGATACCACGGATACAGATGTGACAGTTCACCA